TATTGCAACCATATCTACAATCTCACTAGATGAAGATACTTGTGGTACAATATTACTATTGTATTGTGTTGTGCCTAGCATTTTTTTGTAGCCACCTGCAATATCTGGCTCAAAGTTAGTAAGCTGTAAAGCCTCACCAGGTCTCATTGAAAATACATCTTTATTTAAAACTAGACCTCCAAAACAACTAACAACTGTAGGTGTTATTTGTGAAGTATTTGGCACTACATAACTCCTTTACCATAGTAACGTAGATTTACTCTATCATCACGCATGTATTCTTGTTTAGTAACTAAGTCTGTTCTAAGTCTATCTAACCCTTCTTCGTATTCTTTTTTAGCTATCATTGCATGTTCTGGGTCAGAACGTAAATTGTATGTAAAGTAACTTGCTCTTGATACTATTAAATCTGCATATCTATCATCTAAATCTGGTTCATCTGTAGAAGCTGATAGTTCTGTATGCTCTTTGTAGTATTCGTAATTTATTTCATAATCACTTCTATCTGGTACAGGCGATAATCCTAATTTACCACTTTGTGTTTTATATATAAATCTAGGTTCGCCTTGCACAGAACTTAAATTTAATTTATCTCTTTCTGCATATTGTCTTACATAATCATCATAAGAAATATATTTTAATCTTTGTACACCTATATTTCTAGATACTCTTACATAATCTACATCAAGATTAGTTGTAGTAACTGTATTATTTAATGTTATAAAAGTTGTTTGTGCTGTTGCAGTAAACGTTGTATCTAAAACTGCACCCTCTCCAAAGTCTTCTACTGTTAAAGTTGTATTTAAATTTTGAGTTCCTTCAGCCGCAGTTCCTACTTGTATTTTAAGAGAGGCACCTACACTGTTAGAATCAAATACTCTAAGTTGTAATCTATATTGTTGATTAACAACTGTTGATATAGATTGATGTGCCGCAAAATCATTTAATCGTAATCTACCATTACCACCACTGTTATATGCCGCACTGCCGCTTCCTGCTATTGTAGTCCAACTACTAATGTCAGAAGTAAATTCACCATTAGTCATTAATTCTTTTGGCTTTAAATAAAATGTATCCCAATCTATTTTACGCCATTGTGCATCACCTGTCTGTGGTGAATTAGCTGTAGGTAAAGCGTATTCTCTTTGACCTGCATTAGTAACTTGTATTGTTTCTTTATGTAAACTTGGTAACTCTTCTAGTTCATTATAGATATCGTGCAATGCTCTGTTAGTAAAATTTTTTACAGAAGTTTGTATACCACGACTGCTACTAAAGTTAGAAGAGGTTAACTCTACTTCGTTTAGTGCATTTAAAACTCTATTGCATAATACTAGATATGTTGCCATTATATTCCTAATTCTAAATTGTTAAATCCTTCTATTGGATATGAATCAACCTCAAAACATATAGAATCAAAGTGAGCATCATAATCTCCTTGACTATCAGCGTACGCTCTAAATTGTTCTACATATAATTGAGTAGATGATAAACATGTATCCATGTCTGGATATAAGTATCCTTGATACTTTACCGATGGCCAATTAGGCATCGAAGTTATAATTATTGCCATGACTACTTTAATCATGACTAAATTCTAGCACAATTAATATTTATATCTTCTAATAATTTTATAATTGTTTCTAGTTTTTCTTCTATTAATTCTATTCTTTCGTATAATTCATCTTGGCTATCTTCAAAAAATTCAATCTTTTTTTGACTAGCTGTCATATTCCAATCAGTCATGTAAATCCTTTTAAAAAGGGGGCACTAGGCCCCCTAATGTGTTATAAATTATGAGCTGTTAGAAGCAGTTTCATCTGAACCGCTTACATCACACATTACTGCCCACACTCTTATTTTACTTGCGTTATCTTGTGCACCTAACACTTTGACATCAATTGTGTCTGCAGAACCATATACATGTCCTATATTTGAAGCGTTAATTACTTGAGCACCATGGCCTGTAGACGTTGAGTCTAGACCATCAATGTATCTATCTACATCGCCGCCATCACCTACATCAAGTGTAACACTTGAAGGTGAAGCAGTTAGTACTTCAATTCCTGCATTGATAACAAGAGTTTCAGCAGGTACGTTTAACATCTGTACTACATCGTTAGCCGCAGGGTCGAACAGTGAAAAGTCCACTGTATTTTCTACCCAGTAAGGCTTTCTTCTAGTAGAAGGATGTCCTGCCGTACCGCCAGTTGTTTTATCGACTGTTGCCATTAGTATTTCCTCCTATTAATCTATTAGTAAGTGTCTTGCGATAAGAGCTTCCGTACGAAGCACTTTTCTACCAAATATATGCAAACCTCTTACGATGTCCGCAAATGAATCTGGGTCTCTAACTACTTCAGTTTTTGCAATTTGATTTGCAGTAGCTGTTGAAGACATGTGTCCAAACATTACTTTAAAATAGTTAGAAGTCGATGATGCCGCAAAGTTATTGGTCATATATAATCTAAAACCATTAACTAAACCGTCCATGACGTTACCATTTCTCAATGGTGAAGTTGCGTCACCAGTAACAGACGCATCCATTAGTTTTGCACTAGCTTGTCCAAGCTGTTCGTAAAACTCTGGAGTTCCTAAGAACCATCTGTTATCTGTTGGTACGTCTGCCGCATGTAATCTTTTAGCAGAGTTTGCTAAAATATCTGTTGGGTCAGTTTCTGAAGAACCGAAACCTGTGTCAGTTCCAGAACCGTCTGAACCTACAGTGGTGCCTGCACCCGAAAACATTGCCGCAATTACGTTTTCATCGTATGAATCTTTTAGAGCATATGCTCCAGAAGAAGTAGCCAAAGCCTCAAAGTTAATATGAGATTGTCTTTCTTCGATATCGTCAACTTTAAATGCAAATGCATTAGCCTGGTCTACAGTAAGTTGGAGTTGGTCATCAGCCAAATTTTGGATGTTGATTTGTCCACCTCTTGTGTATGAGCTTACTGTAATTGTTGGCTCTTTAATAATGTTAACTGTGTCTCCGAAATTTTCAATCTCTCCTGCATAATCAGTATTAGTAATATCTTCTACTACTGATGCAGTTCTAAAGAACTTCTGGACTTTTTGGCTATAAATAATAGGTAAAAAATTACCCGATGGTAGGTTATCATAACCCGCCGATTTTGATATTGCCATGTTGTCCTCCTATAGACAGTTAAAGATTAACCATTGACAATTCTACCTTCTTTTCTAGCTAAGTCGATATCTTTTTCATACTTCGCAAATTGTTGTGGTCTAAGTTTAGCTATTTCACTAATCTTCCACATTTTTTTATTTGAAGTATCTACTTCACGTTTATTAGTAGATGTAACAGATTTAGATGCCTCAACTGATTTAGCTGTTTTCTTTTTGCTATATCCTGTATCCATTTTGTATAAGTCTATAGCTCTAGCCGCTAAAGTTGCATTGGTTGTATTTTCATATAACCAACCTTGAATTGTAGAGTCTTGTTTTCCTACCCATTCATGAAATTTTTCATCTGCTCTAATCTCATTATAGTCTGGATGTAATTTAGCTAATTCAACTTCTGCCTTATCTCTTTGAACGGCCATTTGTTGGCTCTCTAGTTCTTTAAGATTAGACTCCACTTTTTTAGCTTTTTCATCTGCTTTAGTGTAAGCTATGGTCTCTATAATGTCATAGACATCTGGATATTTTGCTTTCCAAGCATCTACTTCTTCTTTTGTCTTTGGCAAGTTAATCTTGTCAGCATTGTCTTCTAATTGACGTTTTAGTTTTTCAATATCGTCTTTATGCTTATTGACAGTAGAATCGTAATGTCGTTTAAGGTCGTCATAACGTTTCTTAAACACTTTCTCTTCAGCGTTGACAGGGCGTTCTTCCTTTGGAGTGGCTTCTTCTTCTGAAGAAGTGTCCTGTGAAACGGTAGCTGTGTCCTCTGCTTCTTCCTTAGTAACTTTACGTTTATAAGGAACAGGCTCGAGAAAAGCCTCTTGTTGAGATTCTTCTTGAATCTCTTCTTGTTTATTTTCTTCCATTTTATCCTCCTTATTGGTGCTGTTGGAAAACAGGTGGCCTAGAGTCGTTTTGGGGCTATGACTATGCAGTCATAGGTGGCCTATTCATTGGTGCTCCTAATCCTTCTGATT